TTAATCTCGCCAGCCTCAAGACCAGTCGCCGCATACATCTGTTCATTTGCTTTGCGCGCGTCACCGGCAAGCACGACGAACGCGGCCGCCAACGCAAGAACAAGCGTAATCAACGCGGCGATAGGGTTAGCGTTCATAGCAATATTCAAACCAACCTGAGCGGCCGTAGCGATACCGGTCTTTATAGCCAGAACCGTCAACACGCCGTTGTAAACAACAGTCGCAACCTTCAAGACACCCAAGAAGATAACGATGTTCTTTATCAGTTCAAGATTCTCCCACAAGAATTTAGCCGAACCCATGAGCGCGTCAGAGAAATCTTTCCACTTCTTTCCGATTTCAGTAGTCGGGTCAGTAAGTGCCTTGAAGAACTCTTCAACTTTCGGCACAAGAGCCGTCAGCCAATCCGCGAACTTCTGAAGGAACGGCAACAACGCCGAACCGACTTTCTCTTTGATTTCGTCCATAGCCGCACTCATACGCGCGTAAGGGTCAAGGTCAGCCGCCGCTTTAGCCGCACCGCCAAAGTATTGTTTCAGCGTAGCAATCGGGTCAGCCGCGTCCTTGATTCCGGGAACAAGCCTGTTCAACGCACCAATGTTTCCGGTTAGCGCGCGGCTCAACATTTGCGATACACCGGTAAGGCTACGGCCGGTTCCGGCGGCCACATCTTGCGCTAAACCAAGCATTGTCAGCGATTGTTGCGAATCTTTGGTAGCGCGCAGGAATATCTGGTAAGCCGGCCTCAAACTGTCGTCAGTCGTACCGGCTAACAACGCCATCTTCGTAATTTGCTTGTCGATAGCCGTTGCCTGTTCAAGCGTCGCGCCGGTAACATTCTTCAACGCAATCGCAAGAAGCCCGAAACTCTTTTGTTCATCAACAGCCGCGCGGCCAGACTGCTTCAAGAAGTTGATAACCTGAGCCGCACCAAGTAGCAAACCAAACTGGCCAGCAAGACGCTTCACAGACGCGCCCATAGTGTTCAGGCCGCCGGCACCATTCTTAGCATTATCACCAACTTGCTTTAGTTGATTTTTTACCTGCTCGCCCTGCTGTTTGAGTTTCGCCATGTCAAGTTGAACACCGACAATTAGAGGCGGTAGCATTTCAGCCATTCTGCTATCCTCTCAATTTGCGTTTGACGGCTGCGCTAAATATGTTGTTCGCGCGCGGCTTCATAGCCACATACGCCGGCCGCATATATGGGTAATCGTATTCTAACTCAACGCGCCGCGAATAAATCATTGTCGGCCCAACCTCGGCCACATAAGTGCCGAAACCTTGTTTGATTTCGGTATGAATAGAACGCCGTAGATTACCGGTGATAGAGGCAGGTTTACCGCCGCGCGTAGCCGTGGTCGGTGTGCCGGGTGCGTGTCGTGGCGACCAACCATTCTTCGCTTCACGCTCAACCGCGAACGCGACTTGCGATAATCCGTAGACGGCGGCGACCATCAGTTTGCCTTCGTAAGCAGTCAGGCCGGCTAGAACTTGATTCAGGTTCTTGACGGTGATTGTTTCGCTCAACGCTTACCCATCTGTTCGGCCTTCACTTCTTCAACAATACCGCCGATAGCCAACAACCAATCAATCAGATAGGCCGGTTGCTCATCAACCTGAGCCGGTGTCCAACCGAACCGGTCTGCTAACGCGAAATACCGCCACTCGTCGTCAGGGTAATCGAACTCTGCGTGGCGTTCGTGACCCTGTAAGGTTGCTTTTAGCCTTTGGAGTTTGCGGTAGTCACTTTTGGGTCGGCCTCTGTTTCAGCAGTCTGACGGAGTTGTGGGAACAAGAACTGAATGCCCTCATTCGCGGCTTCCGCTAGCGCGTCATAATCGGCAATACTCAACTCGCCTAGTGATTCAAGTTTCACCGACGGCGGTAGTAGGTCGAACGACCATTCTTCAACCAGAATAGCGATAGCCGAATCGGTGAACGACACGGCGGCCGCAACATTGTTTTCAGAGTTTACTGAAACCAATACTTTCTGGCGGTCTTTCTGCTTCAAGGTGCGTGGGTCGCGGATAGTCGCGGTTTCACCTGACGGCAGGTTGATAATCTTGGACATTGTTTAGCCTTTCTTTTAGCCTTCGTATAATCTGTAAAGTAGTGAGGCCGGCGGCGAAGGCTGTTCCTGCCGACCTCACTACATCTAGTTACTGATAAGTGCCAGAAGGTAGTGCGTTCTGTAGAACCCACTTGATAGGCGCGAAACCACCGGTTGAGCCGGCGTCAGTAGTGTTTGCTTGGCCGTTCAGTTCAACAGTTACCTCAACGAAGTCTTTTGAACGCTCAATTACGGCGGCGGTGTAAGCACCCTTAGTAATGGTTGCCTGAATCTGGGTCAAAGACGCACCAGCGCCGTTAGTCCAGTTCACTACGATAGCCGGCTGAGAGTTGTTCAAGAAACGAGTAAGTTCGGTGTCGTTCTCCATAACAAACTTCAACGAACCGGTCACTTCAAGAGCGCCGACGAAGATTTGGTAAGGGTTCTGAGTGTTGCTGATACCGTAAATCGGGGTAGCAGGTCGGCTCATAGAAATCGAACCTTCAACTGTGTAAGCAACAGCCGAACCACCGATGGAAACAGTCGCTTGCCAAACAGGAGTAGGCAATACGGTGCTGAACGACGGGGTAGGTGTGCTTGCGGTAGTTGATTCCCAACCATGCGCCTTAGCGTCATAGTCAAGTAGGCCTTCAGCGGTGAACGAAAGGTTCACATCGTGAATCTGGCAACCTGCGTATGCGCGCACATTTGAAGCATAGAAATCAGTCAAGGTAAACGCAGTAGGTTGCGCGTCAGCACCGACGGCCGAAGCGTTCTTTAGGCTTACGGTGTGAGTGAACGGCGCGCTCGCACCGGTCGTAGCCACCGAACCAAGAAGGCCGGCTACCGCGAAACCGAAAGTATCAGGAAATACTGGACCACCGAAATCGAAAGTCGAACGAACGCGACCCTGAATGTAGTTGTAGTTCTTGACGAGCGAACCGCGTAGGCCTTCATCGAATAGCGGGTCAATAACATCAACCGGCTTCAATTTGCCAACGGCAACAGGGATAAACGAAGTCGGTGCGACCGGTGTTCCCTTAGTGGTTTCTTTCGCGATTCCTATATAGGAACGAACGCTATTCTGTGCGGTCATTACTTCACTTCCTCGGTGCTAGTAGTTTCATCTACAACCGGCTCGGATACCGGAGTAGAAACCTTCGAAGGTTTACCCGAAACAGTCACGCCGGCGGCCACAAGACCATCAGGTGCCTCAAACGAATCGCCCTTATTTACAATGATACCAAGCGTTGGGAACACTAACTCAGCATCGCCGTTGTAGTCGTATTTAGCCATAGTGACTAACTCCTAATCATTTCAGTTACGGTAAAGTTTATGCCAGCCCAAATCTCTGTTGCGCCACCACTATTTGTTTTCGGTTCGCCGTAATCCACGCTTATGCTCGGTTCAGCGGCTTGCCAAATAACATCACCATCAGTTTCACCTAGTCTATGCCCACCTGCCCTAAGTCGCGCTTTCACAGCGTCAACAATATCGTCGAACGCGACCATAGAGTCCTGTGAATCAGGTTCAACAGAGTGCGTAAAGATTTGAAACACCACATCGTAATCGACGCGCTTCCAGCCATCGCTCGCACCGCCGACAGCGATACGGCTTTCCTGCTCACCCTGAATAAAGACGATGCCGGCCGCGCGCGTCATTTCACCGGCGGCAGAGTTCACTTGGAAATTGATGCGTTTCGGGTGAGCGGCAAGCACTTGGTTCAGGTGCGGTATGTTAGCGGTTTCGACCCATTCTTTGACGGCCGTACGGACAGTCTGCCTAGACACTAACGAATCCTACGGAATGGTTTGAGTAACTGTTGAGCGTGAGCAATGTCGGAACCCATTTCCTGCGAACCCTCAATCTGCTGACTAGGCGAGTTAGTCACATCCATAACTAGCGACGCGTCACCACGAATCTTCAGGTAAGCGGAAGTGATAAGGATACAGGCCTGTTTGATTGCGGCCGGTAGCGCGGATACGGTCACGCCGGCTGTGTGCGCGAACAAAGTAGGCGACGCTAACGGAACAGTCGTTGAACCGAACACATAGTTAGCGGCTACCTCAATGTTCTCAGTAGACGCGCCGTCGTAAATCTTCAACGGCTCATTAGGCACGATACCGTCAGCGTCAGCGACCGTTATCGATGTCGCGCCAACAATAGAGTTAGCCGCGAGTGAAGTGTTCGTGTATCCGTTGATGTAGGTGTAATTCACATACATTTCACGACCCGGTGTTCCCGGAAACCCGAACGAAAGTGGACCTTGCGAAGACATCGTCGTTGGTAGTTGCGCGACTGGAAAGATAATTGACTGTTCTTCCAACCAAGCAATAGAGCAGTCAGCCGCCGCAGTCATCAGAGAAGGCGTAGGACCGGCGCTGAAGGCCGTTACAGCGACAATAGGGAAGTTCTTAGGGTGAACACGCACCGAGCCGTCTGAGCGCATTCTGACGCGTTGCTGTTCAATGTCGGTAGTAGCCGAAATAATCTGGTTACACTACTGGTCAATGTATGACGACGCGCGCGTGA